CGCGCCTCACGCTCGCGTCCAACTACCCCGCCGATGCGGCGAAGACCGGGCTTTACTGGAACGTCACCGCCGCCGCCGCCGCGGGCGCGACGCGCACGCTCACCATCCGCGGCCACCGCACCGACTGATTCAGACCATGAGCGACGAATTCCCATCTCCCAGCGTGCCTGATCCGATCGATCTCGGCGACGGCCGCACCGTGCTCTTCGACGAGCCGACGTCGGGCTTCTACCGCGTGCGCGTGCCGATCACAGGCGGCGGCTTCGAGATCCAGGCCAAACCGGCCAAGGGCGAAGCCACGCCCGAAAACGCGACCGACGACATCATCGACAATCCGCCGCCACCCGCGCCGCTGCCCGCCGACCAGATCTACGCGCAGCATCTCGCCGCCGGCTATGCCGACGCGGAGACGGGCATCACGCTCAAGACGACGGAAGCGGCGCAGTCGAAATTCACGCAAGGGCTCGTGCTCATCACCCGCGCCCTCGCGGCCGGCCAGCTCACCGAGGAGTCGTCGTTCTCGATCTGGGACGCCTCGAACACCGAGCACGTGCTCACCGTCACCGACTACCGCGCGCTCATGCTGCGCTACGGTCTCTTTTGCCAGTCGCTGTTCAATCTCTACGCCCCGTAAGCCATCGCCACCATGTCCACCTCAGCTCAACCCACCGAACTGCAGCAGCAGCCCATCCCGTCGTCCGTTCGCCTGGAGCGCGGCCAGATCGAAACCGTCACCCTCAACAGCGGCGTCATCGCTCGCGTGAAGGTCCGCTTCCTCCCGGCGCGCCACCTGAATCAGTTTCTCGATCTGCGCGGCGTCGGCCTGGAGGCCGCGATGCTCGGCTTCGTCCTCGAGCGCAACACCGCGCCGGACGATCAGCCGGCGGTCTGGGAGAAGGTGACGCCGGAGTTCGTCGACGACCTGGACGATGAGGCGCACGCGCGCCTGGTCGAGATCGCGGACTGGCTAAATTTTTCGCGTGCGGTCTGTGCGGCGGAGCGGCAGATCGCCACGGGCACGAAACTGCTCCCGATCAATCAGCAGATCACGGCGGTGATGATGAAGCCGATCGCGGCGGAGTTGAAATCGCTGACATCGTCGCTGATTACGCAGCTCATCAGCGCTGCTCCGAAGACGACGCCCTGAACGAGTCAGTCGCCTGGATGCTCCTCGTCCTGAAGCGCCACCGGATCGCCCAGGCCAGACGCACGGAGCTGCTCTGCGAGGCGATCGCCTGCGGCTCCGCGCCGGGTCACTGCGGGAAAGAGGGCATGCAGCCGTATCACGCGTTCATGGACCGCATGCGCGCCATCGCGCTCGACCGCCCGCAGACCGACGACTCCGCCGCCGAAGACCGCGCCTGGTCGCTCCTCGAACAAATCGCCACCTGACCGACTGACCTCATGGCCGATAACAACACCGCAGCCACGCTGCAGATCCTGCTCGATATCCGCGCCCGTCTCGACGAGCTGACGAAGGCGCAGACGGGCATGCGCGCTTTCCGCGAGGAGACGGCGCGGGCGGGCAAGGAAGGCGAGGGTTTCTGGTCGCAGTTCCGCGAAGGCCTCGGCATCGGCGCCGGCATGTTCACGATCGCCAAGGGCGTCGAGATTGTGAAGGAGACGATCAAGGAAACGGTCGGCGAGGCGGTGCGGATGGCGCAGGAAATCAAGGACAGCGCGGCCAACCTCGGCATCGACACGACGTCCTACCAGGCGCTGCGCGTGCTCGTCCAGGAAACCGGCGGCGACGTCATGTCGCTCACTGGAGCGCTCAACGCCCAACAGCGCGCCCTCGTCGACGCATCGAATGATGCGGCCGGTCCCGCGGCGGCGGCGTTTGCGGCGCTGGGTCTTTCGGTGGCGCAGCTCCAGGGGATGACGCTCGATCGTCAGTTCGAGGCGGTGGCGCGCGCCATCGACCACGCGAACAACAAGCAGGAGGCGTTTCGTGCCGCGGCGCAGGTGCTCGGCGAGCGCCATCTTCCCCGGTTGCGCGAAGCCCTTCGCGAACTCGGCGAAGAAGGATACGACAAGGTAAAGGACAAGGCCGAGGCGTCGATCATGAGCCCGGAGGCGATCGCACGCCTGTCCGCGGCCGCGGAAGCGACGAAGCGTGTGAAAGAAATCTTTGTCGCTAAGATCGGAGAAGATCTCGCTTCGTTGCTGGAGCTGCTCGGGCAGCCCAAGCCTGAAATGCCGGAACAGACCGGCCCGACGCCGCAGGAGGTCGGCGCAGCCAGGCAACTCGCCGACCAACAGCAACAATTGGAGAAGTCGAAGGCGCGCCTGAACAAGGCGCAGATCGATGCGGGCAAGGTTTCCGACGACGTGACGCTGACGGAGATCGATCGGCAGAAACAGCTCGACGCAATCTTCGATCGTCAGATCAGCGCGCTGCAGACGATTTACGCGCTCCGCAAAGCCATGCCGCTCGCGCAGGGCGAGACGCAGGCCCAAAGGGACGCCGAGGTCGCCAAGATCGACGCCGCGCTCGCGGCTGCGCAGAACGCCGCACGGAAAAATCTCGGTGCCGGGCCGACCGACTACCAGACACGCGTCAACCAGCGGACGCTCGAAGAGGCGAATCTCTCGCCCTACGAGCTGAACACGAAGCGCGCGTCCGAGATCAACAACCCGGACAAAAACCCAGATTATCTGACCACTGGCCAGGGGATGATGTCGGGACTCGCGGGCTACGTGAACAGCGTCGGCTCCACCGGCGATCAGGTCGCGAACACGCTGCAGAGCACGATCGGATCCGAGATCTCGAATTTGTCGGACGGTATCACCGGCCTCATTACCGGCACGAAGACATGGGGCGATGTCGGCCGCTCGGCCGGTCTCATCTTCCTGCAGGCGCTCGTGCAGCTCGGGATCCAGATGCTCGCTCAGAAGGCGCTGACCGCCGGTGTGGCGGCGTTTCACACGGCCATGGAGGGCGAGAAGACGGCCGCGACGATCGCGGGCGAAGGCGCGCGCACCGGCGCGACGGCGACGGGCACGGCCGCCCGCAGCGCCCTCCACATCGCGGAGACGATCGTCCACGGCGTGCAGGTCGCGATCCGCGTCGCTGCCCACCTCGCGGGTGAGGTGATCCAGACCGGCATCACGATCGTGCAGTCGGGCCTGCGCATCGCCTCGATCATCGCCGAGTCGCTCGTCTACCTGGTCAAGGCCGCGATCGGCGCGATGTCGGCGATGGCCTCGATTCCCTACGTCGGCCCGATCCTCGCGATCGCGGCGATGGCGGCGATCATTGCGGCCGGTTCGAAGCTGCTCAAGGGCCACTCCGAGGGCGGCTACACCGGCGACGGCGGGAAATACGAGCCGGCCGGCATTGTCCATCGTGGCGAGGTGGTGTTCTCGCAGGCGGACATCGCCCGGCACGGCGGCGTCGACGCCGTGGAGTCGCTGCGCAAAGGTTCGGCCGCCGATCGCTACCTGGTCGCCGCGCCGGCCGCCTCGGGCGAGGCCATGACCTCGCGAAACGGCGGGGCGTCGACGGCGGCCAGCATCGCCCAAGCCGCCTCGTCGCGGCCGACGCGTTACATCCACGTCATGGCCCCGGACATGATCTCGGCCCGCCGCATGTCGCAGGATCCGGAGTTCGACAACGTCATGCTCGATTGGGGCCGGCGCAATCGGGGCGTCCTCGCCGGATGAAATTCGCCACGGCCACGATAGGCTCGCTCGCGATTCGCGTGCTGCTGCACCGCCCGGAGCTGAATCCGAGCGCGGGCCACGTGCTGCGGGTCGCGCATCGCTTCGACACGCAGCTCGCCGTCGGCCGCACCACGATCGAGGAGCGCCGGCCGGCGCGGCGCGCGATGCTGCTCGCCCAGACCTCCACGATCCGCGCCCGTGGCGCCGATCTCGACGACTGGCGTAAAGGACTCGCCGCCCTCGGCCCCACGCTCGTCGGGCAGCCGCTCTGGATCGACGCGCTGCCCGTCGCGTCGTGGTCGACGCGCATCTACGAGCCGCTGCAGGTGATCAACTTTGATCCGGTGAGCGGCGCGTTCTCGCTCTTCGGGTCGGACTCGCTGCCAGGGGCGCCACTGTATCCGTTCTACGCGCCGCTCCTGATCGGCCGCTGGGACAAGCGCCCGAACGCGCAGGCGCTCGGCGGCCAGGCGGCCGAGTTCGAGGTGATCCTCACCGAGGCGTCGCCGTGGACCTGCCGCATCGGGATCCACGCCTACGGCTCGGGCTGGACTGCGAAGCCCGACTACAACTCCCCGCCAAAAGAGCAGAGCGCCTACGGGCTGGAGCAGATCGCGCTCGATGGCGTGACAGCGCGCGAGGTCGGGCTCGATGCGATCAACGCGCGCCAGCAGTGGACGCAGGAGGCGCAGTTCACCTTTGGCTCGCGCCTCGCGGTGCGGGAAAACCTCTCGCACTTCGCGGCGATGCGCGGCTCGTGGCAGAGCTGGTCGGGACTGCCGGCGTGGATGCAGGTCGGCGCCGCGACCGCGGACACGCCCGACACGCTCACCGCGCGCTTCGCGAGCGATACCCTCACGGTCGACTACATCGGCGGCAACGGTGGCCGCGCCCGCGTGGGCTTTGTCCAGGAGATCTCCACGCCCGCCCGCAGCCAGGCCGTGGCGGGCGAGGCGTATCTGTATCGCTTCGACTACGCGGACGACCCCACGCACCCGGAACTCTACACGAACATCGACGAGCCGCTGTCGCTCGCCGAGGGCTGGTTCGCTCCGCTGCAGATCATCCACCAGGAGCTGACGCGATCGCTGAAGCCGCAGAACCAGACCGCGACGATCACGATGCAGGCGATCGCCGGCAGCTACGCCGACGACTGGAACCTCGCCCGGCTCTTCGCGCCGCTCACGCTCAAGATCTGGAAGTGCGATCCCGACGACCCCGAGACGACGCGGGGCGACCCGATCATGGAGGGCGCGGTCACGAACGTCCTGCCCGAGGGCAATTCGCTCAAGATCACGATCAAGCTCCTCGGCGATCTGCTCGATGCGCAGGTGCCGGCGCAGACCGCCGGCGAGCGTTGCCAGACCTGGCTGACGTCCGATCTCTGCACGAAGGCCGAGGCCGATGTGCGCTCCACCGGCACGTGCTCCCCGGCCGATCTCTCGGCCGACGGCATGACGCTCACGGTGCACGGGGTGACCGGCTTCGGCGGCCCGACCTACGCCGCGAACTGGTTCGCCAACGGCATCGTGCGGACCGGAAGCGGCCGCGCCACGCAGCGCGCCACGGTGATGACGAGCACGATGACCGGCGGCAACGTGGTGCTCACGCTCGGCCGCGCGTTCTTCGCCGACAAGATCACCGCCGGCCAGGCCGTGCAGATCGTGGCGGGCTGCAGCGGTCAATACACCGCGGACTGCGGCGACAAGTTCGACAACCAGGACAACTTCCAGGGCGAGCCCTTCACGCCCGACTACCTGGAGACGTGGGACGCCGGCACGGTGAAGACGAAGAAATGAAACCGCGCCCCGCCGATTTCTTCACCCGCCCGGAGCGTGTCGCCGCCTTGCATGGCGCGTGCACGAGCTGGCACGGCACGCCGTTTCGGTCGCACTCGCACATCAAAGGGCTGGGCGGCGGCGTCGACTGCGAGTGGTATGTGCCCTCGTGCCTGCTCGAATCCGGCGCGATCGATGCGCGCGAATACGGAGCGATCATCGTGCCGGCGTATGAGGTCAATCACGCCGAGCATTCGAGCCAGAGCCTCTTCATCGACTGGTTCCGCCAGCCGGCGGTGCGCCGCCGCGTGCGCCGCGTCGACGAGGACGAGGCGCACCTGGACGGCGATCTCGTCTTCCCGAAGGTTGGCCTCTGCCTCCACCACATCGGGATCCGGATCGGGCGCGAGGTGCATCACATCGCGCGGCCGAGCGGCTATTGCGCGATGACGATCGACCAGCTCGTGCTGGAGAAGAGCCGCTACCGGCTGATGGAGGCGCCCGCCACATGAGCTTCCTCGTCAAGACGCCGAATACGTCGATCTCCAGCCAGCTCGATTCGACGCAGTATTCGAGCTACAAGCCGGAGGATCCGATCCCGGTCGGCTTCGGGCTGTATCCTTACGGCTCGCACTGGCTCTCGCAGCCCTACAACCGCCGCACGGCGCCGGCCGACGGCAACGGCCTCGACTACCAGTTCTGCTCGATCGCGGCGCGCTACTGCGAAGGCCCGATCGACTACGTCGGCCGCGTGTTTCGCGATCGAAAGGTCATCGCGACGCTCAACTACTGGTTTTTGCCGGGCGAGGAGTATCACACCTTCACGATCAATCCGTCGCTGCAGGGCGGCGGCGCGTGGAAGCTCACGCTCTATCGCGGCACGAAGACGCAGCCCGCGGACGGGACGCTGCGCTCCGGCACCGGCCAGCATCATCCGCCCTACCGCAACAAGTGCTGGGGAAACTGGCTGGATATCGATCTCGGGCAGGGCACGACGTCCGTCCCCGATCTCGCGCTCGAGCTGGGCGTCGGCGTGCCGGCAATCGGCACCTTCCCCGGCGGGCTCGATGCGACCTACGGCGTCAACCCCATCGCGGCGATCTACTCGCTGCTCTGCCTGAAGGCGGGCGGCCTGAAGGCCGACACGAACATCGTGCGCGCCGACCACTGGGGCGCGCAGGCCGTGGCGCTCGCCGCGCAAGGCATCGGCCAGCGCACGGGCACGCTCGTCAACATCCACCCGGTGCTCGCGGATACGCAGGACGCGGCCGCCGCGCTCAGCGACTGGCTCCAGTATTTCGACGGCTTCATCTACTGGGACGCCGGCCAGCTCAAGGTCGGCTGGTTTCCGAACCAGAGCCAGTCTGCGACCGGCGTGCCGGAAATCACCGAGCACGATCTGGAGGCGAAGCCGACGGGCGACGGTTTCAAGGACTGGAACGCGGGGCAGACGAGCACCGTCGTCATCTTCAAGGACGCGGATAAAAACTACCTCGACTCGCCCGCGCAGTTTCAGTCTCCGGTCAATCGCGACAACCGCGTGGTGCAGACGCCCGCGCGGAAAGATCGCCCGCTGATCCACAACGCCGGGCAGGCGGCGATCGTCGCCGCCGAGTGCGCCGCGGACACGCCGAGCGACAGCGGGGTGACGCTCACTGTCTTTCGCTCGCGCGCCGTCAACGGTGCGGGCGACATGCTGCTGCCTGGCGCGCTGGTGAACTGGGACTACGCGCCGCGCTCGATCGATCTCCTCTGCCGCGTGGTGGAGCGCACGATGCGCCTCGGCGCGCCGAGCGATCAGCTCAAGATCGTGCGCGAGCGCGGCGCGTTTCCTCGTCCGTATGTGGCGGCCGTCGATCCGCGCGTGCCGAAGACGCCCGACGCGGCCGGCACGATCACCGCGGCCGACGTGCGCCTCTGGCTGCTGCCCTCGGGCTTCGGCGTGACGCGCCTGGTCGCCGTGCTGATCGCGCGCTCGAAGCTCACGATCGCGGGGGCGACGATCAGCCTCAGCCCGACCGGCGCGTCGCCCTGGCAGGACGTGCTCGGGCAGAACTTCTTCGCGGCAAAGTGCACGGTGGCCGTCGCGCTGACGAGCGGTGCGACGACGGTGCGCGTGACGAGCACGAGCGTGGACTTCGCGCGCATGCCGGCGCAGAACGCGGTCGAGCAAGCCGATGACCGTGTGCTGCTGCTCATCGATAACGAGCTGCACAGCGTCGGGACGATCGGGGTCGTGGCGACGAACACCTATGATCTCGGCATTCTGCGGGGCCGCAAGGGCAGTGCAGCGGCCGCGCATGCAGTCTCGGCCGACGCGTGGCTCTTCCGTCGCGCGGAGATGGTCACGATCGAGCACGCCGAACTCGACCGTATCGACGACAACACGGGCGCCTACTCGGCGAGCGTGGCGACGAAGTATTTCAAGGTCGCGCTCGCGACGGCCGACGACCAAGGTGTGGCCGCGCCGGCCGATCCCGGCCTCGCGCTCACGATCCCGGACCCGACGCCAGGCGCGCCCACGGGCGTGGTGGTCACGCCTTATCCCGGTTACAACTACATCGCTTGGACGGCGCCGGCGGGCGCGGCGGAATTTCGCGTCTACCGGAACACGGTGAACAACGCGGCGACGGCCACGCTGCTCGCGGAGACCGCGGAGCCGCGATTCACCGACGTCTCGGTCGTGGCGGGGACCGTCTACTACTACTTCGTTT